GTTCCCGGAAGCTGAGAGAAAAGCAAAAGTTTTAGAGCTTTTGACAGACCCAGGCTGGCACGAAGCAGCCTGGACCTTCTTGCCAAAAACATTCCACTAAGCGGCATTTTGCCAGAGGTGGTGTAAAACAATAAACAATTTAAAATCTCCAAAACAAAACAAAGATTATTTTATTTTTCTTTTCTTTTTCAGTTTCACCGAGATCGTTGGCTCCACCGGGAGGGTGGGAGGACGTGGAGCCAACTGACGAGCCTCGCCACGGATAAAGATAAGAGGCGAAATGCTACGGCATATTGGCCCAATTGTAGGGCCGGAAGGGCTGGACCACCGTTGTGAAGAAGTCGAACCAGCCAGTTTCACTCACAGTCTCGCAGTGCCAACGTGTTCACCAGCATAGGATGGCAAACGGCAAAGGCAAAGGTGCAGCGAAGAAAGTAGGAGCGGCTGTCACACAGGCAGTTCACAGGGCAATGCGAAAGCACGTGCCAAAGAAGACCCAGCAAGGACGGAAGCACAAACCTGGGAAGAAGAAAGCTGGGAAACCACGATCCAAGCACCACATGGGCTATATCATGTCACCTCTCGTTCCAGCGATGGTGCCGAGCCTTACTTTTCAAGGCGAAGCTTTTCCTGTCGGGGGCATCACGAGATGCGACTTGTCTATTCAGGCTACGGACCGTGTGTTGATCTTCGTCACGAACACTGGTGTGTCTGGCACCATCATGCAAAGGCTTCAGTGGAATGCTAGCGCAGGTGGGGCCACGGCAATCGATGCCAAACAAAGTTACACCATACCAACACTTGCTCTGTCAGACACTGCCGGCGGCCCGACTTCAATGCGTGCTATGAAGTGCGGTCTAACCATTACATGCCGCACTCCTCTGCTTGATAGGGGTGGCTTAGTGTATGTTTTGAATACTTCGCAGCGTATACGCGCGGTTGCTTTGCCTGACGCAGTAGGAGCCACGCCCGGTCTGAACCGAGGTCAGGCGGACGGCTTTTTCAATTCCATTGTGGCACATCCGTCGACTAAAGTCTTGGATTGGGCCGATTTTGGAAAACCCAGGCATTTGTTCAGCCACGTTGTGGACGATCCGCGATACAACGATTTTGATGAGAACAAAGGCACCATAGACAACAACACTTTCTTCCAGCACATAGCATTGGGAGGTGATTCGATACCTCTCGACAGGCCAATGTCAACCATCATTTTGGCCATTGACTTGCCGACGAAAGCCCAGAATGTCAACCTCACAGCACACGCCACCTTTTACTCCAGGTGGCCTTTGGACACAGTGCCAGGACAAGCTCAAACCAAAATCCCAGTCACGACACATGATAAGCACAACGACATTCACAGCTCTGCCTCAGATCACAGCAAGCTGGATCCTGGCTTTGTGCAGGCTGTTGAAAACGCTGCTTCTTCTTTAGGCAAAGATGCTTATTCTGTTGCCGCAGACTTGGCAGGGATGGCGATGAGGCGGAGAGCCCGGGTGCCACGAATTCCACCCATCGGATGAAGCTGACTGGACGGTCAGGGACTTTAGGCCTGTGCGCACAAAAATTCTAAACCCATAAATAGTGTCACCCCAAGCGCACACGGAAACACTCACTTGCTACGGTTCTTTATTAGCGTTGTTTGTTTGTTTCACCCGGGAAGGACGGGTTGTA